CGCGGAGCACTGCGCACGGCGGCGAAGGCCGCCCTGACTGCACCCACCGCGTGAGCATTCCACGGCGTCATCCTATCGTCGAGGTCGGCGACGCTGGTGCCGTGGGCAGCTCGTGCTTCGCCGCTGGCAATTACTCGGCCTGGCGCGTGGACGGCCTACGCGACGAGGTTAGCGACCGTGGTGCGCTATACCCCAGCTTCGCCAACGCTGGCGCCGGCCTGGTGGACATCCGCATCTACAGCGACCGCGAGCGCACTGTGCTCGTCGCCGAGGGCCTCGCCCAACCGATCACCGCCCGCGTCGTCGCCTCGCCGACAGGCACACCGAGCTCGCGGCTGACCGTGAGCTGCATGGCGAACAGCGACCAGGCCACGGCGGCCGTCACCATCTGGGTCCAGCTCGCGACCCTGGCAGACATCGAGGAGCGCGAAGACGACGCTGGTGCGTTCTTCCGTGGCAGCGCAGCCATCTGCTCTTACGACGTCATAGGACGCGCGTGCATGCGCCAGCTCTACCTGAACGTGCAGGCGCTCTTCCCGCCACCTCAACGCGCTGGTGCGCCTCTCTCGCTGCACGGCACGAGCTCGGTACAGATCGCCGGCCGGCGCGGCCTGCCCGACCTCGACGCCCCTGCGTTCTGGAGCCTGAACGGCGAGGGCGACTGGGAGCTGGTCGGCCTGCAGAACGTGAGCGACTTCAAGGAGTGGGCCATCGCCTGGAGCCTCGGCCTCATCTGGAAGCGCCGAGCCGGCAGCGCCGACGACCCGATGCTGCGCCGCTCGCAGCTCTACTTCGAGGAGGCCCGCGACCAGTGGGTACTCCTCCCATACCTGGTCGATATGGACCGAGACGGAACACCGGAGCGCGAGGTGAGGCGGTCGCCTCGCGTGATTAGCAGAGGCTAGTGATAGGCTGAAGACGTGCCGTTAGAGTTTGAATTTCAAGACGAGGGCCTGGTGGAGGCAATCGCAAACCTGCCGAAGGCCGCGCAAGAAGCGGTCATCGAAACGGTGAAGGCCACCACTAGGCGCGGCGAAGAGATCGTCAAATTCAAGACGCCCGTGGACTCGGGCGACGCGATCAACGGATGGCAGCACCGCTTCGAGAACGGCGGCGAGGTCGGCATCCTCTTCAACGATGTCGCATACATCAACGTGCTGGAGTTCGGCGGCTACCCCGTCAAGCCGAAGTGGCACGCAAGGACGAACGAGTCCAGCCTGGGCTACCTCTTCGGTGACGCACTCCTTGGTGGTTATCCTCCAGGCCCCAGGACGCAGCGAGCTCCAGGCGGCGACCCAGTTATGCGGAGCAACGTGAGCAAGCAGGCGCCGTCCGGCATGGTCCGCTCGACGCTGGAGGAAATAGAAAAGCAGTTCCTCTTCGACCTCAGCGAGAACCTCGACAAGGCGCTGGCCTGATGCCTGCCGCCATCCTAGATGTGGACCTTGAGCGATCCTGGCTCGACGCCCTCGTGGAGGGACTCGACGCCGAGCTGGCCATTGACCAGCCCGGCCTGATCTTCAGGGCGAAGGGCCGCGACCGCTGGGTAGAGCCCAGGCTGGTCAGCTTCTCCCCAGTCGAGGCGAACCTGCGCGTGCCCTGGGAAGACGTCGGGCTGCAGGTCAGGTGCTTCGTTAAGGTCGAGGCGAAGGGGGAGCGGCAGCTAACCCTGAGTGAGGTGGTGGACGAGGTGCGGCGAGTTATCGACCCGAGGCGCCGAGCCACGAACAACCCGGCCGGCATCATCAGAATCAGAAACTGCGACGGCGGTGAGGTGGGAATCCTTCAATGCTCGCCACCGTCGGAGCGTCGTGCGTATAATCAATCAGCAAAGATCCGAGGCGACCAGCTCGAAGGGCTGGACGTGGCCACACTGACAGTGCCCTGCAAGCTGACGAGTAACGTCTGCGGGTAGGCAAAGGAGAAGAACATGCCAGGCGTAAAGAACATCCGTCAGGGCCGCATCCGCATCCAGAGCGGCGACCCTGTACCCCTTGAGCTCATCACCGAGTTCACCCAGGGGGATTTCTCGTTTACCGAGAACTTCCCAACGAACATCATCCGCGACCGTGGACGTATTCGAGAGATCAACGCGGGGGATGAGCAGCCCGTTGACTGGTCATTCTCGGCCACGTTCATCCGCGAATTCATGCACCGTACTCTGCGCGACAAGGTCTGGTCAGGATTCGCAGAGACGATCCTGGGTCTTACCCCGGCGGCCGTCAACCTCAACGTCGCGACCGGCTACCCTTACGAGCAGGGCAGCTTCGAGTTCGACGCGGCCGAGACCGGCGTGAAGCTGGCCATCGGTGCTGCGCCTGGCGCGGTGAACGAGTTCAGCGAGGAGCTCGGCACGCTCGACATTGAGAACGTGATCGTGGTGCCAGTCGGTGGAGCTGGCCCAGGCAGCGGCGGCTTCAACGTCGAGCAGCCGGCGGCCGACGTTGACCGCGACGTGGTCTACGACGCGGTCGGCGCGACGACCCTGGTGCTGCCCGGCTTCCCTGCCGACTGCTCTGGTGGGCGGAAGACCATGAAGCTCATTCTGGACATCTACGACTCTTGTGACCCGCCCCTCTTCGAGGATCCGGCCGCAGGAACCATCGAAGTTTCCTACGTCGTGGACAACGCATTTCTGACCAGCGACACGTTCGCCGAAGCTGACGAGGCTGACACCATCAGCTTCACCGGCCAGGCGCTTCCAGTCGGCGGCAAGGTGCGCATCGTTCCTGGCGGCGAGCCATAAGAGCGAGCCGCCTGACGGGCGGCTAACGAACCCAAGCAGCTCGGCCTCATCACTCGCAAGGTGGTGAGGCCGTTCTGTATAGTGTGAGCTCACCTCAACGAAGCGAGTGAAGCGATGACTGTACAGATACTGGGGGCGACCCCCGTGATTCAGCGGACGATCCGTGTGCCAATCGGGAAGAACAAGGACGGCCAACTTATCGAGGTCGAGATGCGGCCGGTGAAGTTCGGCCGACTGATCGAGATTGACAAGGAGATCCCCGAGCCCATGGCGCCCTCGACCGGCGAGAAGAAGCGAGTGGGCGGGCAGATCATCAAGCGCAACGGGAAGCCCGTGATGGTGCGCGACACGGAAGACCCAGGCTATATCTCGAAGTGCGAGCTGCGCGAGATGGCGGTGAAGGTGGCCATCGTGGTGGACGGCCTCGGCGACCAGCTCACCGGACTGTCGGAGCAGGAAGAGGGCGAGGCCGGCGTGGACTACTGGCTGCGGATCCTCGACGAGCTCCTGGGCGTCGGGATCGACCAGGGCATCTTTACGAGCCTGGCCATGGCAGCGCAGCAGCTCAGCCAGCCGATGAACAACCTGGAGCTGATGCTGCTGAGGCAGGCACTCGGCACGCACAAGGAGACCGACGCAGTAACTGAGGAGCAAGAGGAAGAGGGCATCGCCCAGGCGGCGAAGGCCGAGGCTGAGGGAAAGGACTAAGGGGCCGGCGCTCGCTCTTCTACTACAAGCTGAACGCATGCGAGCGCCTGCCCTTCCTCAGCCCCAGGCTATTCGACGAGATGGAGCGAGAGGAGCAGTCGGCTTGCGTGGTCTACTGTGTGGAGCGAGAACGACAGGAGCGAGAAGACCTGACGAATGCGACGGCCGTGGCTTTTGCCCGCGTGCTATCTGCGGCCTTTGGCGGTAAGACTGAAGACAGTGGCGAAGGGGCCAGCGCAACGTACGTTGGCCACAACCCGATGGCGGGCGAGAGGAAGTAGAGCATGGCAGAAGTCGAGCTCAAGGCAGTAATCAGCGCCGACACCACCGACTTCGTCGCCGAGACGAAGAAGGCGAGAAACTCTCTAGGCCAGTTCGTCAAGGCCGGCTCAGCCGCGAACAAGAAACTAGAGAAGAGTTTCGGCGGCAACATCCTCAAGGGACTCAAGAAGAATCTGGGCGAGGCCGGCAAGATAGCGAAGAAGGCAGGCAACGCCATCGCGGTCGGCTTCCGTACCGGCCTCAAGGTTCTCAAGTCAGTCGCCCTGGGTGCCGGCGTCGTGGTCACCGCGCTCGGCGGCATCGGCATCGCTGCGGTCAACAGCTTCGCAAAGTTCCAGAGCAGCTTCAGCCAGGTCCGCACGCTGATCGACGAGAGCGAGGCGACCGTGGCTGGGCTGGAGCAGGGCGTGCGCGACCTGTCCGTGGCCTTCGGCGTTGACGCGGTGGCCGCGACCAACGCAGCCTACCAGGCCATCAGTGCTGGGCAGAAGCCGGCCGAGGTGCTCGACTTCCTCAAGGTCAGCTTCGAGGGAGCTGCGGCCGGCGCGGCTGACGTCGTCTCTGTGGTTGACCTCTTCACCTCGGCGCTCAACACGTTCCAGGCCCAGGGCGTGACGGCGGCCGACGCCTCGGATGTCTTGTTCACCACGGTCAAGCAAGGCAAGACAACCATCACCGAGCTCGCCGGAAGCTTCGGGCAGGTCGCACCTATCGCGGCTGCGGCCGGCGTCAAGTTCTCCGAGCTCGGCGCGGCGCTCGCGACGACAACGGCCCAGGGCCTGAGCACGGCCGAGGCCGCCACTGCGATCAAGAGCAGCATCGCCGGCATCGTCAACCCGGCCGGCGCGGCGAAGGGCGCACTGCTGTCCATTGGAGTCAGCGCCAAGAGCCTCCGCGAGGAGGGCCTGGTGGAGACGTTCCGCAAGATCGGCGAGGCGACCGGCGGCAGCGTCGATCAAATCGTGAAGTTCCTGCCGAACATTCGAGCGGTCAACGCGGCGGCAATTCTCGCAGGCGGTGGCCTGGAGAAGTTCGCGAAGAACGCAGAGGAGAGCGCGAACGCAACGGGCGCAGCCAGCGACGCCTTCGGCAAGGTCGAGAAAGACCTAACCCTGCAGTTCAACAGGATTCGGCAGA